ATGATTTTAAAAACCAAGTTTTTAAAACACAATTAACTTTTACATCTTACGGTATAGATTCTATGCCTGGACCAAACGTTAAAGATTTTAGTAACTCTAAAATAACATTTGAAGACAATTATGTTGAGGCCAATTCGGTTGGCACAATGGCAAAAACAGGGGACATAGCGGTTTATGGAAATTATGGCTCTGATTTATTATTAACAGAAAATGGTGCACAATTAAGAGCAGGTAAATTTGTAACCAAAGAAACAAAAAGTAAAAGCATTAAAGATAAATTAAGTAATTACCCATATAGGGGTAAAACAATATCAAAATTATCTTTGAAGAAATTCCCATTTACTGCTGAATTAGTTAAAGAAAGAAGCGTAATCAACGGAATCAATAGATCTGATTTAGCACATATTGTTGAATATGACATAAATGATTTTGCTAATCCGACTGGTGTAACCTTAAACATCTATAAAGTAAAAGGTCCTGAAGGTGAAAAATTTAAAACAGATAAATTCGATTCTAGAACATACAACATTTCTGGCAATACTGAACAAATATATAGCGATACTATTGAAATATCAAGTATCGAAGAGGCGTATGTTACGGTTAGAAATTTCATATCAACATTAGATAATGATAAAATGTCTGTTACATCAACAACTCTACCAGAAACTTATGCTCACCCTTTTTATTTTAGACCGGTTATTGAACCAAATTCTTTGGTTGAGAGGGCTGCGATAACAGCGCTGGAAATAGAAAATAAAAATAAGTTTTTAACCAACATTAAAGTTTCAATTAGAGATAATCATGGTTTGTTCTTTGATAAAGATTCCGCAGAACCAACAGAATTCCAAAGAATTAAAGAAGTTAATGTTGTTAGAAATAAACATATAACCTTAGATAGAAATAATAAAATTATTAGGGAAGATTTTATCGAGCAAAGTATCGGTTCTGTTATTTCTGACAAATTTTATATCCTTTCTAGTGAAAAAAATGGTCTAGGTGATAGAAGGGTCGACTTCCCTAATCTTACAAAATATGAACTTAATCAAACGGACTATTTGGAAAAAATAGACCCAAGCACGTTTGCTTTGGTTCGCGGTGAAAAATTAATCGAAATACTTGAATTGATCGTTGATATGTTATTGGGTCACAAACATGGTATAGTTACGCCACCTAAATGGCCAAAGGAGTTAAAAGAGAAAATTAACGACTTAAAAAACAGAATGAAAGAAGATATGGTAAATAGTTCACTTAGAATCAACTAATTTGATATTTATTAAATAAAAACATGTCTTATTTTCGTTCGTATTTTGAGAAAAACAATACAATTCTTAAGAAATCCGTTGTAAACACGGCCAAAAACCCAAATACTGAGATATTTTATGGTTCTAGTTTCTCTAAATTCATCTTTAAAGTTGATTTTACAGAACTGAAAGCAAAAATAGATAATGGTGAGTATGTTGTTAATAATGATACTAAACATTATTTAAAAATGACTAACACCATATTTGGCGACGAATCATTTGTTGGCCAAAAAAAGGGGACCGGTAGAGATAGGACAACATCATTTGATTTAATTTTATTCAAAGTACCCCAATTCTGGGATGAAGGTGTTGGTTTCGATTATGAACAAGGTTACGATTTTACAACCGGTAACGAAACATACGACGAAAGACCATCAAACTGGTTCAATAGAACAACTTTAGACGCTTGGTCAGCAGAGGGCGTGTACTCAACTAACCCAATTATTGTTAACACTATTCATTTTGACAATGGAAATGAAAACATTGATGTTGACATTACAAATTATGTAAACGGTATTATAGTTAACGGGAACACTAATCACGGTTTAGGGTTGGCGTTTGCTGTTGTCTACCAAGACCTTAAAGAAGATGTGGATCAATCGGTCTCTTTCTTCACAAAATATACTCAAACATTCTTTGAACCATTCGTAGAGACCGTTTTTGAAGACAGGATCGATGATGATAGGGATAATTTTATTGCTGAAGTACAACAAAACCTTTACCTATACGTAACAAAGGGTTCAAATTACTACGATTTAGATAATTTACCCACTGTAGATATATTGGATTATAATAATAGTATTGTTAACGGTTTACAGGGCCTTACAACGACTAAAATAAGAAAAGGGATATACAAGGTTACTTTTGGACTAAGCGGCCAATTATGCGACGGAAAGAGGTTTTATTTCGATAACTGGAAAGGATTATCATTAGATGGTATTTCAATACCTAATGTTAAACAAAAATTTGTACCAAACCAATATACGTCACTTTTTACTGTTGGGACAAATCCAGTAGAGTTACAAAGATATTCTACTCAGTTCTATGGCATCAATTTAAATGAAAAAGTAAAAAGAGGCGAAAAAAGAAAAATAGTAGTAACCTTTAGATCTTTAGATTTACCTAAATCGGTTTTATTTGATGAGGTATATTACAGGATATTTATAAAAGAAGGTAGAACTCAGGTTATTGTTTTTGACTGGACTCAAATGGATAAAACAAATGAAAATTCGTTTTTTCTAGATACGTCAATAATGATTCCCAGGGAATACTGGTTAGAAATAAAAGGTAAGACACATAATGAAGAAATTCATCATAAAGAAATAATAAAATTTGAAATAATATCAGAAAAATAATATGAAAAACTTACATCAAATTATAAAGTTAAAATTAAACGAAATAGCCGAAGAAAAGGAAGGCGGGTACATGTTTATTCAAGATATCCAAACCATGCATGGTCAACTATCTAAGATCATTAAACTAATGCAAGATGAAAAAATGCAACAAGCGGTCAGAGACATGATGCAAGAACATGAATGGGCTGTAAACCATTTAGCGACCTCTAAAGATGACATTGAAGAGGTTTTTAATTTTATAATGAATAGCGCAAATGATTACGAAACTGTAAACAGATACGAAGATGAAGATTTCATAAAAAGAGATGCTGGATTACCTCAAGAATTTAGTGAGGAAAAGATGAAGGGAGAAGACCCTTGCTGGGATGGGTATGAAATGGTTGGAAAAAAAATGAAAAACGGAAAAGAAGTCCCAAATTGTGTTCCAATAAAAGAATCTGTTTTCATCTATGAAGATGAAGACGGTTCAGTAGAGGAAACCGATTTTATTGCTAATGATTTATTAAATGAAGCAGAATACCAAGGGCGTAAAGTTAAACTTGGTAAAATAATGCAAGGAGATATTAAGAAATTTAAAGTTTATGTTAAAAATGATAAAGGTAAAGTTGTTAAGGTAAACTTTGGTTTTGGTGGTAAATCTGCAAAAGGTAAAAGAATGGTTATTAAAAAAGACAACCCAGAAAGACGTAAATCATTTAGAGCAAGACATAATTGTGAAAACCCAGGTCCACGTTGGAAACCACGTTATTGGGCTTGTAAAACCTGGTAAAATGTTTAAACTGCATAACATACTCAAACAGTTATTAAAAGAAGACGAGGATGGTTACAGAGGCCTTATTGGACAATTTGAAGATAGCGAAGACGTTAGAAACTATTATTTATTGTTCTGGTCTGATGGACATGATTTGGCATTAGTTTTAAATAATGAAACTAAAACAAATTACTTAGTTAACGTCGACATGATAACAAATGAATACTATTCAGACGATTTTGTAGGATCTTGGGAATATGATTATGATGAAGACGGACCCACTAGTTTTCGTAGATACCATCCTTCTGGTAGTTATGAATCACTAGAAGATGATGGTATTTTATTTTTTACAAAACACCTTACTGAAGATGGTGACTTAACTGATGATTTATCGGAGTTTGAAGAGAATCACAAAGAAATATTAAAAATAACACAAGAAAACGAAAGAGCGGTTATTAAAGCGTTTAAAGATTTTTTCATATCTTATTCGGATAGAGATTAAACTAGTTTCTGTTGAGCCCAATATTGTATCCTATTATCACAATACCTATTTAAAGCCCTCGCTTCTTTTTTAAGAATTAACGCACCCATTTGTGTCATGTGATTTTTATTCTTAATGTCGACGCCAACTATATATCCATTATTATCCCTAGTATATGTGGTTTCTTTAATGTATTTGTCGTCATCATCCAATTTAAGATATTTTATTATTTCATCTTTTTTGGGCTTACATTCAATATTCCTTTCGTCCGCTAATTTAATAAGGACGTCTAATCTTAGTTTATTATAATCAACCTCAGACATAATGCAAATATAAAGAAAAATTCTAGAAAACAAAAAACCCCCGATTTCTCGAGGGTTTTTTTATTGATAGTCGTTTAGATTATCTTAAAGATCCAAGATCAAATGTTTGGATACCTTTTACGTCGATAGTACCATAGTAACGGTTGTTAACCATTTTCTTAGCGTATCTAGTCATGATACCTTTGATAGGTGTCATAGTGAAAGGATTGTACATTGTTGGAGTTAATTGTAAAGGCACATATGGAGCGTAGATATAACCTGCGTCTAATAATGATTTACCTTTATGACCAATTAAGATCTTGTTTGGTGGGAAGTAAGGATCGCGGTAAACTTGGTATCTACCTGCTAAAGTACCTACTTTCTCAATACCCATGTTGTACTGATCTTGTTCAGCACCTGCATTTGAAACGTGGAAATACTCTAAATCATCGAATACTGCAGAAACTTCTGAAGATACAACGATCCAGTTTGCACCACCTCTCAAGGTTGTTTTATGGATTTGAGCAGATAATTGGTTGATCTTAGTGATCAATGTTTGGTTCCAATCTTTTTGAGTGTAACCTTGTAAAGTTGCACCAGACGCACCACCGTATTTCCACTCGTTATAATCCCATTTAAGAGACCATGCAGCACCTCTTCTAAGGTCACGTAAAATTTCACGGTCAACCTCAGCAGCGATTTGCTCAGATAATAAAGCAGTTAATTCCGCTTCAGCATCGATGTTGTGGAATGCACTAACGTCTTGAGCAAGTTCTGGAGACCAAGATGCTCTTAATTTTCTTTCAGTTACAGAAACTGTTACAGAAGAAAGGTCGAAAGAAACCTCACCGATTTCATCTTCGAATTCTAAAGTATCGTAAACTCTGTAGTTTAATACGAAAGCAGATGCTAACGCGTCAGCAGCCAATACTGGACTAGAGAAACCTGAAGTTGAAGAATAATCTTGTAAATCTACTTTAATGTAAATTACACCATTCTCATCACAGATATCGTTATAGTTTCCAGAAGGATAACCAGCAGCAGGTGATTTAGCACCGTAAGCAACGATTCCTTTACCATATTGTTGAGTTACAACATTGAATGATCTAGAAGAACCAGAGAAAGTTACTGTAGAAGATGCTAAGAACTCTTCAGTATCCATTACGTTACCGTTAGGTCCGATTAATTTACCTTGACCATCTTTAGTGAAACCACTAAATTTGATAACAACATCACTCTTAGTTAAACCTGTCATTGCAGAGTTTGCAACTTCAGTTACAGCACCGTTAGAGAAAGTTACATAAGATGCACCTGCTAAAGTTACTCCAGAGAATTGACCTTTAGAGTAATCAAAAAGACCACTTGATAAAGAATCATCTGCTTCGTAGAAACGATCGTAAAGGTTTACACCAGTATAACCAGTTGTTGGGTTACCGTTTGTGTTAGGCCATCCATAAGGGTGGTGGTGTTGGCTATCGTTAGTTCCGCCTCTTTCCTGAATTTTAGGAATGAAGAAGAATAATTTACCGATAGGTAAGTTCATTGCTTGCACAGATACGATATCGTTAGCAAGTAATTTAGAGAATACACGACGGATAATAGGGAAAACTACAGTTTCGAAAGAACCTGAAGAATCCGCTACCGCTGCTTCGTTGATCAAATATGACGCTTGGTTTTCATACAATTGCGCGATATTATCTTTTTGGTGACCTTCAAGGTTATCTAAGAAACCTAAGTCATCCCATTTTTTGATGGTATCTTCTTTGATAACACGAAGGTGCTTAAGACCGATGTTACCAACCATACCTGATTCTAATAATGCTCCCATTTTTAAAATATTTGTTTTTTAATTTTTATTTTATTTTTCTCATTAAATCTTTCATTCTTGCAAACTGAGGTGCTTCATAAACTTTTGATTCAGCAAGCACTTCGCTAGAAGATGTTGAAGGAGATGAGGTTATTTTTTCTGCAACTGATTCAGTTACTGTCTTTTTAGAACCTAATTCAGTTTTAATTGCAGTGTAAAGATTTTTTGATTCAGTTATTGAAGAAATGGTATCAAATCTTTTTAAAATTTCCATTTTTTCAGTTTTTGTAGTTGAATGTTCTGTAAATAATCTTGTAGCATATGCAAGATTTGCGTTGAATACTGCAACCTCGTTAAGTTTATCCTTGAACATAACTAACGCCTTTTTGTATTCAGCATTTTGTTTTTTCAAAGTTTGAACTTCTTCGTTGATACCAGAACCCGCCTTGTAAGTTTTCTTACTAGGTAAACCAGATCTATTCATACCGTTTTTGTTACCGTGTGGATTAGATTTAGTTCTTTTTGCTTCCGTTGCCTCAACTTTTTTAACTGGTTCGTCTTCATCATCTTGACCTAACTCAATTTCATAAACGTTTTCCTCTTCTTCGTTCCAATCTTCAGACATTTCTTCTTGAGAAAATTCGTCAGATTCTTCTTCCGAGTCAGGAGTAAACTCCTCTTCTTCGTTTAATTTAATGATGTACTCTTCATCACCATCTTTAAACTCAACGTTCTCACCATCTTTTTTAACGATGATACCGTCTTCGTCTTTCATTGCTTTAAATACCTTAACAACTTCATCATGTGGAGCGCCAGTCATATCTAAAACATCTTCGTCTTCACCGCCCATGTCATCCATACCAGCATCACCAAATGATGATAAATCATCTTCTGCTGAATCTTCTGAATCGATACCTTTGGTTGGTTCGTCCTCTAATGATGGTAAGTCATCACCTTCTTCATTTCCTTCTTCAGAATCTTCATCAGAAACATCTTCAGAATCTTCGTCATCGGTTTCGTCACCAACTTCGTCTTCTGGTTGTTCTGTTTGTTCATCTGGATTTGGCATATCCTCTTCTTTTTCTTCAGGTTCAGTTCCGTCTACTGGAACTTCATCCTCTTCTTCCATAGATTCTTTAAGCAAATCGTTTAGTTCTTGTTTCATTACTGATCCAAGGATACCTTTTGCATTTTGCTTTACTGCTTCTTCAAGTGTGTTGATTTGAAGTAACGCTTGTTCTAAAATGGATTTTTCTGTCATTTGTTATGATCGATTTAATATATAAATAGTGTGATTTTCAAAAAAAGTTAGGTTTTTATATTGAAAACCTAAATAAAGTCATTATTTGGTAAGGAAAGAATCTAGTTTTCCCATTAATTTTAAAACCCTGTTATTTTCAATTGGTTTTTCTTCTTGAACTGACTCTTGAAATTTATCTCTGTCTGATAGATCTTGGAAAATATACGCGCCTGGCGTAGATGGTGACGACACTAAATCAAAACAAACTAATTCAAAGTCGTCTTGGACAACATTCTGTCCCTTCTCTGATTTTAATGATCCAACACCTCTAGATGATATACCTAAAGTAGCGCCGTTTAAAAGAAGCATAGCGGCTTGATCGCCCTTTGTAGATACTATACCCATTTTTCTCCAACCCGGAGAAGTAAATAATTTAATTTTACCCATTAACATTCTACCCTCCCACCATGTTTCAAGAATTGAATGGGAAACTCTATCTAAATCGATAAGTGATGATGACGGGTGATTTAGTTCATTTAATGCTGAACCATTTTTCATGACTTGTTGGTACTTGTCATTTTCTCTTTTAAGAATTCTTTCAGGATAGATTCTACCGTTTTTGTTCGGTGTATCGAATTTTTGTAAAACAGCATAGAGAATAAAGTCCTGATCGGTATCCTTATTCTCCATCTCTTTTAAAATATGTTTGTTTTCGCTAGGTGATATATGACCTGCGTCGTATTCTATTAAAATCCCCTTTCCAACTTCTTTTGGTCCTAAAATGCGCATTTATAGTTTTTACATTATAAATATTACGCATTAACGTTTAAAACTTAGTTTTACTGAAATTAAATAAGGATCTATCAATTAAGCAGTTATCAACGATACATTCAATCAAATTTTTAAGTGTATTTTTAATTTCCTTACTTTTTATATCAAATTGATTTTCAGCGAATAGTGTTACTTCTAGGTTCATAAAGGATTTTTTATCTAACTTTATTCCCTTAGTTCTTATATCTAGATCAACAATGCTTTCTTTTTTAAATAAATTATTTAAGTTATGTTCTCTTATTGTATCTTTAATTTTCTTTCTACTCCTTAAAATTGTTTTATCGAAATCAGCCATTTCATCTGTTGGCATAACCCAGGAGTTTAATTTTACATACACGGTTTTTAAGTTTCTAAAATCTACGGTACCGTAACCAATTTTAATTTCTTCATATTCACCCAAGTGAATAAATTTACCAAATTTCATTTATATCTTCATATTATTATATTTTAATGGTGTTAAGTATAAAAATAAAGAAAATTTTTTAAAATTCCAAAATTTTGTATATATTTAAAATAAAGAGAAATCCTTTATGATTATTATTGATCTATCAAAAGAAAAAAGTATAGAAACCGCATTAAGAACTTATAAAAACAAAGTTCAAAAAACCAAACAAATCCAGCAGTTGAGGGATAGACAGGTTTATATTAAACCTTCAGTAAAGAAAAGGGACGAAAAATTAAAAGCGATCTATATTGAACAAAAAAGAAATGGACTTAATTAAGTCCATTTTTTAATTCGTTTAATCTGAAGTAGTTGTACCTAGATGGTTTCATCTGATTTACCTCATCTTTTACTGTGTTTAATTTACTTAATAAATCATTATCGCTTGATTCATTTATAAGTGTGGAAACTTGGTTTACAATAGATTCTTTTAATTCTACTGTTTTCTCTTCAATTTCACTGTAAGGTATTGCTAGAATATTTTTTAATTCATTTTTTTCAGATTCAGACAGTGTGTTTGAATATAATGTATTAAAGTTATTTGTTAAAATTGCATTTAATAAATTTTCATTAGGGACCAAAACAGATTCCTTAGATTCCAATATTTCCTTTTTGGTTGTCAAATGTTCAACCAATTTCCTTTTTGCTATGACTTTCTTTTCTATATTTGACAGAGTATCGTTCTCGGTTAGAGTATCTAAAGATTCGTATAAATCATTTTGTTCTATTGAAACATCACCAATTGTTTTATTTAATGATTCACAAAACACGTCTAAACTATTTTTACTTCCTTTTAACATTTGATGATTTAACATTGCGCTCAAACCCTCAACATATAATTTTGCTGTTTCTTTATCTGAAATATGTTTATTTTCAATTTCTTCATAAAACAAATACATTTCTTTAAAATCTTTGTTTTCTTTTATAAGTTTAAGAATATTCTTCATATCTGATTTATTCTCAGATGTATAAGATTCTGTAAGTTTCTTTAGTATTTTAGTTTTTAAAACCCCTACTTTATTGTTCATTTTTAATCGTTTAGTAAATTATTTAGTTTATTTTCTATTTCATAAATATTCTTTTGTGCCTTTTCCATGTTGAATAAATCATGATTATCTTCACTTTCCAATAATGAAAGTAATTTTCTTTTTTTATCTTTTTTGCCCTCACTCAATGGTTCGCTTCCGCCTGCGTCTGGTTCTGGGGCTGAAGAACCTCCGCCTCCGCCTAATGGTGGCATACCCATACCTCCACCATCTTCTCCACCAGCATCAGCGGCTTCTTGTGCCTTTTCTCTTTCTTCTTCTGGTATACCATACTTAGAGTCAACCTCATCAAATATACCTGAACGTTTAATAATATTTTGAGTGTTTGTTAATTCAAATCCCATCGCTCTTTCAAGACGTTGTTGTTGTAAATCAAGTAAAACCTCGTTATCGCTAAATCCAAGGATATTCTTCTTAGCCCAAGTGTGTGACACTGGTAAGATACCAACCTGTGATTGATCTGACGTTGCATCCTTGTATAGTGTAACTTTTTCTTTCCAACTTTCAATTTTTAATAAATCTGATTGTGCAGAAGGGTTACTTAAACCTAATGAGAAATTATCTAACTCATCCTCTAGATCCAACATGTAAAGGTGGATCAATGCAATTTTATTAAGTTCTTGTATTAATGATTTTTGAATTCTATTGATTGTTCTAGCAAAACGGATATCCATTAATGCTAAATTCTTACCATCTCCAACAACTTCTTCAAAACCTAAGAATGCCTTAGGTATACGAAGTGCCGCTAATAATTTTTTCTGAATATATTCAATATCCGCAATCTCACCTAAGTTTTGTGCCCCAGCCAATGTTTCAATTGGGTTTGGGGTTGCTGGATCACGAACAGGAATGAAATAATCTTGGTCAACAGCCATTTGATTATAACGCATATCTACCTGACCATTTCTAGCATCCACTGTTTGATCTCTTTTGAACTTGTTCGCAATACGTTGTACATACGGTTCGATATCTTTATCATCCATGTTACCTACGAATACTTTGAACACACGTCTTTCCGGTGCTCTCGATGTTCTGTATATCAACATAGCATCTTCAGCAAGTAAAAGTTGTTTCCAAATTCTTCTGATCTTATCTAACATAGAAGTACCATAAGGTAATTTTCTATCGTCACCCATAATTCTAAAGTGAGCAATCTCCCACGCTTGGAATTCTAAATCTTTATTCTTCCATCTAAACCTAAGTTCTTTAGCGGGTAATTTTGCGTCCCTTTGTTGTGGACTAGCGTTTAACGCTCCTTCTAATCTTTCAATTTCAATATTTGGTAATTGTTGACATCCAACAACACCTTTACCATCTTCTGGATCAACTTTTAAGTACAAGAAGTTATCACCATACTTACACATGTTTCTTGCCCACATTTGTAAGTTTGTGTTAATGTCTAATTTATTTTCAAATAAGTCAATTAATATATTTTTTACCCTTTTTGATTCAGAGTAAATTTCTAAAATATGTCCCTTTTCTGAAACTGTTGTTGACTCTTCAGCATAAATGTCTAATGCTGCTGAAACCTCTGGTGTGAATTCCATTGATTCAAAGTCATAGTATGCAGCAATTCTATTAGGTTCATAATAAACCGATTGATTGTATAATGAATTATCTAATTTAGTCCATTTATCAAAAAGATATTGGCTTTGCTGACGTTGTAATTTTTCTTTTTCAAAAACAGCAGGATCGTCAGTCCTAAGAAGTTCTTCTTTTGAAAAATTAAAGGACGGTGGCTGAGGTACTTGACCTTGAAACCCGAATATTTTCGTTAACCTTTGAAATATTGTTAAATTTTGATCTGCCATATTGATATAAATACTTTTCCTTTGTTAATGTAAACAAATTTTACTGGATTATGAACCCTTTTTGCCACCAAATAACCACCCATATTCTTGATAAAGTTGTTTTGAAGGTTGCGTTTGCTGATTACCGTACTGCGATTGATCCATTTGCATTGATCCAACGCCGTCAAACGATGTACCGTATGAATAAAAACCTTTACCTGAGTCGTATGTTCTTTCCGCTAACATCCAAGAGTCAACCATCGCTTTTGCTTGATTTTCATTTCTTGTTAGTTGTGTAAAAGAGATATCCCCAGCATATAGTGCAATAGCCATACTCATAATAGCGTCATCATGAGCGCCTTTCATATGATTTGGTTTGCCATTTAGATAAACGAACGTATTCAATTCATTTAATAATCTATTGGATCTAACTATAAAATCATGTCTTAATTGTTCTTCAAAACATGCTACTATTTGTGTTCTTTTGTTGTTAAAATTAATTCCAGGGATTTTTTCCATTGCTTTAGCATTGTACTCCCAGATATTTTTTGTGTTAATACCGTCAATGAATAAATTTTTATAATTCATTTCTTGTAGTTTTCTGGATGTCGCAACCCCCATACCACCAGTTATATCCACAACAATAAATGCGTCATATAATACTCCCCATTTATACGCTATAGCCGCTAAATCATCAGGAGGTATTTTACCGATGTATTCCATAACCTGTTCTCTTGCATCAAAATCAATAATGTTTATTGATGAGAAATCCTCACTATCCCCTCTACTAACGTCGACACCCATTATATATCTATGACCTTGTTCTGGCTCTTTCCATAACCACAAAGTACCTTGCATGTACTTTTCTTTAGGTTGTTTGATCATTGTTTTAGCAATTCTTTCCATTGTTTCAGAAGGAATAACACTATCACCAGAACCTAAGAAATCACATTCCAATTCCTGAGCAATCTTTCTTTTATCATATTTGAATTTTTTAGACATAGATTCAAACCAACTTGAATATGGTTGATAACCTTGGTCCATTAATTCTTGATATTTTAAAAGATCAAATTCTTTTAATACTACATCATCGTCATTATATTGTTCTCTATTCAACATGTAATGAACAATATCTGGAACTTTTATCCAAACTAAATCTTTTGTATAACGCGGATCTTTAAACCATCTTAAATCGGTAATATGAAAATCATTAATACCCCTTATTGCTTGGTCATAAACACCCCAATAAATTGGGTCATAACCATTTGGTGTTGAGATTAATATAATCTTACCACCCGTTGACAATGACGCCATTGACGCAGCCCAAAAATCTTCGCCTGCTTCAATGTACGCGGCCTCATCAAACACAAGTACTGTAGGTGTAAAACCACGAAGAGCATCCGCAGATGTTGCAACCGCTTTTACTTCAGAACCATTATTTAACCTAAATCTACTCTCGGAGTTTTTATCGGGAGAAAACCCAACATTTAACCATTCCGGCCACTGCTCTAAGAAATGTCTAACTTTGTTAGCCATCTCAATTGCGGTATCACGTTTGTTTGCAATGATCAGAACCCTTTCAGGGTTATCTGGTTTTGCTAATTGTAATTTTTTTGACAACCATGCTGCAGTTACTGTGGTGACACCCGCTTGTCTATATTTTCTAGTAATATTTTCATTAAACGTTTCGTAATCTTTTAACAGTTGTATTTGATCAGGAAACAATTCTAATGGTACAAATTTCTTTTGGGTATTATCAAACGTTTGTAGATATGTCCTAAGAGCATATGGCGTATCTTTTATAATACGAGCATATTCTTTTAATTGTTCAATTTTTTGACTCATATATATAAATATGAAAAAAGTGGTCTAAATTGACCACTTTTGTTATTTTAACTAGGTAAATCAATACCCATACTATTAAGCCAGTCGCCTAATTTATCATCGCTGTCTGGTGGGATATTGTTATCTTCTTTGTAATCGTCGTATTCTGATTTAAGATTCATTGCTTCTCTCATCACCTCTCTGAATCTAGTTTTAACTAAATTATTTTTTCTTTCATCATCTGTAACTATGTTACCAATAATTGTTAAAAACTCTTGAGCAGGTATTTGGTATAAAACCATTTCAAACCAAGGAGTTAGACCTTTATTTGATTCGTCAAACATTTCGTCTGGTAATAAAAATCTTAATTTTTCAAATAATTCAGGACCAACTCTCAATTGCATTGGTTCATTACTTAAAACATCTGTTTTTCCTCTGATCTTTTGTGACATTTCAGGATCATTTGGTAAACCATGTCTTCCTGATGCTTCTTTAATTCCTTTAACAATTTCGTGACAAAGTATTGGGAAAAACAAACCTAAAGCAGTTATTTTAGTATCTGGTTTCGGTTCTCCACCACCACCTTCATCACCACCACCTTCATCACCACCATCTTCGTCTGGATTACTTAATTTATTCATACCGGCAATACCTGATCCAGATTGACTCATTGCGTCAATGGCGTCATCCATAGTAAAATAATTGAAATCAGTTATAGCCATGATCTTCTTATACATTGCATGTAAATTTGGATCTATCTGATCTAATCTTTCTTTAACCCATGGTTTATCATAAATGTGATGACCTTTTTTTGCTGCACCTTGTATTAATGCATTTATAATATTTCTTTTGTGTTTTTCTAACTCTAATTGTTCATCAGGTGTTAGATCTTCAATATCAAAAGAAGGTATTTCTGGTTGTTCATTATTATCATCATCTTCTTGATCGTCTTCTTGATCTTGATCTTCCTCATCATCGTCTGGTTGCATTCTAAACTCATTAGGGTCAATCGGGGCTCTGATTAATTGGGCTTCAATTTCATACCAATTAGCAGGAACCTCGGTTTCATCTAATGATGCTTCGATAGCCAATTGTTGAATCTCTTCTTTATGGTTATCTTCGATTTGAATTACACTAGGAACAAGATTCGACATCATTTCATTAAATAACATTCCTTGAACTTGTCTAGAACTTAAATCTTGAATATTTGTAACTTGTCTTAAATAATCAACCACTTTTTTAAATCTATTCCCGATAAGTTTTTCAACATCAGCAGCACCTCTTTTCATTGCTGGATTTGTGGCGTATAAACTATTTGGATCAGCGGCCGCTCTTTCGGTAGACCTACCCATTCTTTCTGGGTAGTTACCGTAATCGATATCCTCCCTTAATTTATTTTTCTTCATTTATTTAGAAAGTAATTTATGTATCGATCCTATAACTTTAGATTTTGCTTCTTTAGGTGAAATCTTTTGTTTCGCCTTTGCTTTTGGCGCCGGATCAGGGTTATCGTTTGGTCTTTGTCCTGGATGCTTTGGCCTTTCTCTAGGTTTAGTATCTGGCTCCGCAGGTAATGTTTCTATATCTGGTTCTTGTTTTTCTGGTTCTGGATTATTATATTCCATAAACTCAGCAACACCATTGTGTCCTTTTTTTGGTTTAGAAGCAGGCATTGGTATTGCCGCTGTTTTAATTTTACTCATAATCGCTTCCATCATATCACCTTTAGTTGTTAAAGGATGATACGACTTTTCAACTAATGTGTCAACCCATTCGTTTAAATTTTTTAAATTCAAATCCATTTTTTCTTTTTGGTCAACCTTAGTTTTTTTCTTTACCGTAGATTTTTTTTCGTCCTTATCTGTAACTTTTGTTTTCTTCTTTCCGTTTAATATTTTAAAATCCTGACTATCAATTTTGCCGTTATGATTTTTATCTAACTTCTTTTGATTTCCTTTTAATCCTTCTTTCTTTTCCATCACTTCCATATCGATCGCAGGATCTTTAGCCATCGCTTGTAGTTCTGGTTTTGCTTTTAAATTACTCGCTTTTACTTGCAATCTTTCAGAAAGCATTTTTAATTGTTTATCGCTGAAATTAACTAATGTTTTTTCAGACATACCTTCCTTAACTAATTGTTGAACTAGATCAATTCTTTTCATTTTATTTCAATTTGTATTTAATTTCTTCATTTATTAATCTTAACCCTTTTGATGCTAACTTCTGAGTAACACTGTCTAACTCTTCACCAAAATGAAAACAGACCCTTACAGGTCTTTCTTCTGCATTTAGATCAAATGATTCCCAACCTAACGCAATAATCCCATCAACAGCATCGATGACACCAAAATAGTCAGAATTTTGAACTAAATCTAGTTTTAAGTCGGAATTTTTTAATAAACCAACTAGATCTATAAATTCTAATTCTGGTGGTATCGCCCGTCCTGATGATGGGATATGAAACCACTCTTCCATCAAAACACTAGGATCTTCGCCAAAAATAAACTCATATTGTCTCTGGCCTTTATAATCTTCACCTAGTTCATTGATGTAAAGTAGATACATTATTATTCAAAGTATTTGCTTAATGTTGTTTTGATCGCTTCATTAATTTCAGTTAATTCTGGAGTAATGTCAAGATCGTCCTTTTTCTTTAGTGTTCTAACTTTAATAGGTTTATGTCTTTCAAAGTCAGGTTTATATCTCAAATCCACATTTGAATCACCGTGCTTACTCATATAAGAATCATGATCATCAAAATCTTCTTCATCATAATCAGCGCCATCAAAATCACCATACGCGTCATCTTTATCGTTATACCATGTACCGTTCATTTTAGAACTTGTAGTTAATCTATTTGGCATATCATCACCACTAACTGATTTATATCTAGGAGCAACAGGTTCATCACCAGTTTCATTTTCTGGATCGAAGTAAAAATATTCGTCCATATCAGATTTGTCACCACTTAGGTCAAAATCGGTATTAATTAATTCTTCTAAACTACTCATTGTTTCGTCCATTTCACCTTCTGGTGCTGGAATCGGTTCTTCTTCTGCTTTAAACTCCTCTTCGTCACCGTAAGATGTTTCGTCACCAGGTTGACCTTCTTCTGGTTCAAACTTGTCAACAATTTCTTCTTTATCTTCTTCAGATAATTTTTCTAAATTAACAGCAGACAACAACATGTTAATAACGTATTTAACGTCGTCACTTTCCATGTCGTCTTGAACTTCTCTGATCGCTTGACCAAGTTTACCACTTAATCTCTGAACCTCTTTCATGTGTTCAGGACCTCCTTCACCACCCATATCGCCTTCTGGCGCTTCGTCACCAGTTTCTTCAGAATCCGAAGGCGGTAAAGCCGGTTCTTCTTCTCTTGCTGGCGCAGCATCGGGTGCTGGCGCAGGAGCAGGTTCACCTGCTGACGGTGCTGGTGCACTATCAAAAGAAGGTGCTGGCATCGGGGCTTCAGTTTTAGGTTTATTTGTTTTTAAAACATAGTTTGTTGCTTCTTGCAATTCTTGAGATTTGATAAGTTCTAATCTCTTTAATGCTTCAGCATATGAATTAAATTTATTTTTATTTTTCATGAACATACCTCCGATATAATCAAGAGTAGATTCGGTTAACCCCTTCTTTACGTGGTATCCGTCTTTTTCTTTAACTATACCATAAACACCGTTCTTACCTTCCTTTACTAATTCTGGCTTGTTTGATGTTGTGGCGTTATTCTTACTTTCATTGTAGTATGTAAGTTCAAGTATTCTTTTTAATTTGTTGTCTCCTTGAAGTTTTTCACTACCTAGAGGTTTTAAATCTCCCATTTTTTTTAAATTATATATAAGGTTATTCTTATCCTATAAATACAAAAGAAAAGCAAAAAAATAGCGTTAACTATTGCTCTACGGATAATTTCTTGTCGATTGAATAGTTTTTTAGTTCCAACATCTTCCCGATATACCCGTTTCTTCTCAATAATTTGAAAACTAGGTTCTCGTAGGAGTACTCCCCACCGTCATCTAGACCACTTTGTCTGAATTTTTTAAGTTTCTTTCTTAGATTGTCTATTTCAACAGTTATGTCTTCACCATTTTTATGTCTTTCTTCGTATTGATCAATTAAATCAACGAAATCTTCTGCTTTTTCTTTAATTTTCTTTTCATCAAGATCTAAAGCAGATTCGATTTTTTTTGGTTCTACGACCCATTTATTATGTAAAATAGAATAAACTCCGGTTGATAAATGCTTCTCATCTATATCTTGAACATAGACCTCAACATCATATCCTTTAACTTTAATATCATGAGCACCATTCCATGCTTGTCTTTTTAAATCAAAGAATTCTTTAATTATTGTGTGTAATTTAAGTGAATCCGACTGCTTTTCACCATCAACTTCATCTAAATCAATTAGTATATGTAAATCAACATCTGAAAATTCAGACCAATTATAATTGGCTAATGAACCGGTTAAAACAATATCATGAACAAAAAAATCAATATCAATAAAATCTAAAAAGGCGTTAGAGATATCCATTAGTTTATCCCTAACACCCTTATTCATTTTGTAAGAATCTCCAGATTTATCAAAAATTTCAGAAGATAATTCATCTTTCATCTGGAAAGATTTAACGATTTTATCGTCTGTTTCCGGATTTGACTTCTCTATTAATTGTTCTATTAATGTCTTTATATTCATTTAATCTTGGTATGTTGATAAGTACCCTTAATCTTTTGATTAAGAAACTTACCTTGAGAATCGCTCATACGGAATTTTGTAAAGAGTTCCCAAGGCACGTTTTGGTATTCATAAATACCTCCATTATTGAAATTTACAGTTAAAACCGACGTTTCCGTATTATAAGAAGCCGATTTTAAGTTTGTAGAACTAATTGCGACATTAATAATTTTACCTTCGATACTTTCTGATACTATAGCCATAATTTTATTTTAATAACCATAATATACGAAAAAAAAATCGAAAAAGAAAATTAATATACCGTAATCAATCTTTCAATTTGTTTTTTCTTACTCTTTGGTAACACTATTTCTAATATACCATTTTCAACCTTAGCAGTTATATTTTTTTCGTCGGAATCATCTGGGAGCGTGTAGTATTTTTTAAATGATTCCACAAAACTAAACTCTAGGTCTGATGAACGCTCGTATTGTATTGTTAGAATACCTTCTTTGGTTGATATTTTAACGTCATCCTTTTTTAAACCTGGAACAGCAATTAAAACTTTATATTCACTTTCTGTTGTTACTAATCTAGTTGAGTTGTTAGAACTAGTAGTAACTGTTTTAGGAATAAGTGAATCAAAAATCCTGTCGATTGAATTTCCGTAAATCATAATATATATTTTTTTATACATTTATCAAAAAATTTACCAAACAATTACTTTAGACAAGTTGACATGTTTTTTTTAATTAAAATGTCTTTTTGTCGTTATCTTTTTTTTATCGAAAAATTTAGTTATGTTTGTTAAAATATTAAAGCATGTCAGTAGATTTTTTTGAGGACGGTCCCAAAACAAACCCTAAGAACAAAAAAAACAATTCAACAACACCTATTCTTGATAACTTTTCAAGAGATTTAAACAAACTAGCGGAAGAAGGTAAAATAGACCCTATTGTTGGTAGAGATGTTGAGGTAAAAAGAATTGCACAAATTTTATCTAGGAAGAAAAAAAATAACGCGGTTATTGTTGGTGATGCTGGTGTTGGTAAATCGGCGCTTGTTGAGAAATTAGCATTAATGATTACAAAAGGAAATTGTCCAACAAACCTTTTAGATAAAAGATTGGTATCATTAGATTTAACATCTTTAGTTGCTGGCACAAAATATCGTGGCCAGTTTGAAGAAAGAGTAAAAGCAATATTACATGAATTGTCTGAGAACCCACAAGTAATTCTTTTTATTGACGAATTACATACAATGGTTGGTGCAGGAAACGCTTCCGGATCAATGGATGCCGCCAATATATTAAAACCAGCATTGGCTAGAGGTGAAATTCAATGTATTGGTGCAACGACTTTTGATGAGTTTAAAAAACACATTGAAAAAGACGGTGCATTAGTAAGAAGGTTTCAAAAAATAATTTTAAAGGAACCAACTGAAAACGAAACAATTGAAATATTAAAAAATTTAAAATCTTCATATGAAGATTATCACAGAGTATCATATGGTGAAAATGTTGTTGAAACTGTTGTTAAACTGGCTAGTAGATATATTACGGATAGACAATTCCCAGATAAAGCAATCGATATCTTAGATGAATTGGGTTCAGAAAAAAGAGTTATCACTAAAGTTCCTGAGGCAATTGAAAAATTAAAAAAAGACGTTGACAATATTCGTGATAAAAAACTAGAAGTAGTTAAAACACAAAATTACGAACAAGCGGCAAAACTTAGAGACGAAGAAAGGAAGGTGATGAAAAAACTGGACACCGAAAAAGAAAAGTGGGCCGAAAGTCAAAGGGATAATAGAATTCCTGTTATTGTTGATGATGTTTATGAAATGGTTACATTTATGACAGGCGTACCAATATCTAAATTAGATGATAAAGAAACCCAAAACTTATTAAATTTAGAAACTAAATTATCTGAACGAGTAATTGGTCAAGAAGAAGCAATCGCAACAATATCAAAAGCAATCAGAAGAAATAGGGTGGGTATTAAAGATGGTCAAAAACCTATTGGTTCTTTCATATTTATGGGATCAACAGGTGTTGGTAAAACGTACCTTGCTAAAACATTGGCCGAATTGATATTTGGATCTGCGGATAAAGTTATTCGAATTGATATGAGTGAGTTCATGGAGAAGCATGCTGTTTCAAGATTAGTTGGTGCTCCTCCAGGTTATGTTGGTTATGATGAGGGCGGTCAATTAACTGAAAAAGTTAAGAACAATCCATTTTCGGTTATTTTATTTGACGAAATTGAAAAAGCACATAAAGATGTGTTCAACATCCTATTACAAATTTTAGATGAGGGACATGTTACTGATTCGTTTGGTAGAAAAGTAAATTTCACTAACACGTTAATTGTAATGACATCAAACGTTGGGGCCAAAAGAGTTTCTGAATTTGGTAATGGTGTTGGGTTTTCAACAAACTCAAGTGAAGAACAAAAGTATGAGGTCAGAAAAACGATGATACAAAAAGCCCTTAAACAACAGTTCAATCCAGAATTTTTAAATAGAGTTGATGACGTTATCTTATTCAATAAACTAAATGAAGAATCCTTAAAATCAATTATTAGTTTAGAAATTTCAAAATTAGCAAAACGATTAAACGACAAAAACTATAACATCAAATTTGACAATAGTGTAATTGAAGAGATTCTAAATAGAAATAAGCAAGAAGAATATGGTGCTAGACCTGTTAAAAGGATTATCCAATCTTTATGTGAAGATTATTTAAGTGATGAAATACTAAGAGGTACCATCAAAGAAAATAAAAACTACAAATTAGTTTATCGAAAAAACATGTTAGTTCTCGCTAAGATTTCTGATTAAATTTAATCCCGTGTCGATGGCTTTATTTAAGTCGTCGACACAAACATATTCTGAAGGTGAGTGCATATTATAATAGCCACAAGATAAATTAACACCATCAATATTAAATCGTTTTTTGATCATGTAAATGTCAGTATATGGGTGATTTCCATATACTGGTTCGTAATTGATTTCGTCAAATGTTTTCGAAACAACTTCAAAAAACTTACTGTCTCTATCAAACACCCTAACTCCGTTACATATTTCAGTAACTAATCTATTTCCAGGGCCATCATACGATACTACGTATTCTACATCATTGAAAAAATCAGCATCACATTTACTCGAACCAATGCAACCAATTTCTTCAGAAACGAAGAACGCCACTTTAATGTTCTCAACTCGTTTTAAAAGTTCTAAACATACGTAGATTCCGCATTTATCATCACCACCACAGCCGGTTTCATTCCCATCATCACCATAACCCTTTAAACATAGTAGTGTCTCGTTTTGGTCATATTTTTGACCATAACAACTAGTTCTAGGTAACCAAACCTCACGAATATTAATTGTGGTTTTTTTATGTACAGTATCAATGTGAGCACACACTAATGGTTTTTTAGAGGCACCCCCCTTTGTTACAAAAATGTTACCATATTCATCGACATCATAATCATAATCCATTTTGTCCAAATATTTGGACAAGAAAAAAACCATATCCCATTCATCAAATGTCTCAGAAGGTACTGATAATAAATCAGTTATAAGACACATATTCACGTAATTTTCCATTTTTATATTATTTTAGAGTGCAAATATAGAATATTTTCTTGAAATTAATAAAAAAAACCAAACTTTTTGTTAAAATTTATATATTTATACTCTCAGAGGTTCTCTTTGCCGATTACCTTTTCGTTTTAAAATCAAGTGGGGTTGAACCCACCGAAAGACCTTAAACCCCGACATCCTTGTTGGGGTTTTTTTATTTCAAAAATTTTTCGTATATTTGGTTAATGAAAAAATACACGTATTTTCTAGTTGCGGTAATCACAATGACTATCGCATCTTGTGGCTCAGGATCTGCCACAACTGAACAAACAGATTCAACTACTGCTGTAGCGGTTGATAGTGGTGCTGTAAGTGGTAATGATACTACTGTAGCAAAAATTCCAACTGATTCTACAACAGTAAAATAAAGTGTTGGGCTGTAATGGCCCAACCTTTTTTATTTTATAAATTTTAAATTATGGGAAAAGATACATGTGTTATGTGTGGTAAAGAAACACCACATGATCTTGAAGATCATATAGACACAAGAACTGGTTACATCGAAGGTGCGGGACAATTATGTGAAAATTGTTATGAAAACATAAACGATAATGCGCACATAACTATACCAAGAAAATACATTAACATGTATCCTAATAACGCCGAATTAGGTTCTGTTGTTAGAAAATTTTACTGGGATCATTATACTGATAAAAATTAATAATATGAAAGAAGTTTTAACAAAAATAAAATCGTCTAAAGCACTGGGGCCAATTGTTGTTGGGTTTTTTTGTTTAATAGCACTTGAATATGCTATCTATCCACTCTTAACTGCTGCCAGCACCATACGTAATATATTCGGCGGAGTTGCGGGTATTTTACTTGCGGTTATTTTATTTTATTATTTAAAGGTTGATGATGTTTTTCTAAAAATAGAAGAAAAACAAAATCCCAAACAATTTGATGGTGTTAAAAGTGATGAACCTTTTGTAAACCCAAAAAATAAAAAACCAAATTCTAAACAATTTGATGGTGTTAAAAGCGATGAACCTTTTGTAAAGACAAGAAAGAAATCAGTAACTAAAAAAACAAAATAACATGGAATCATTCGAGGAAAGGTATGCGCGTCAGATGGAAGAGCGCGAGAAACAATTACAACAAAAAAAATTAGAACAACAATTAATATTTAAACAAATGACAAAATTAGTAAGTGCAGGTATCTTAGGTTTATTCCTATTAGTATTTCTTTTTAAATCTTGCGAAAGGATTGACGCAGGACACGTGGGTGTTAAAGTGAACCTTTATGGGGATAATAAAGGCGTTAGTGATGTAACCGAAGTAACGGGTATGGTGTTCTTTAACCCAATTACTCATCAGATTTATGAATTCCCAACTTATATTCAACATAAAGAATATAGCGGGGAAAATGCATTTATAGTGAACAGTAAAGATGGTAGTGAGTTTCATATTTCACCAATCGTTAACTATTCAGTAAAACGAGAGAAGGTGCCACAAATTTTCGCCAAATATCGTAGAAGTTTAGGCGAGATTGAAGATGGGTTTTTAAAAACAAACATCTACGATGCGTTTAGAATGACAGCCAATTATTATACTGCTGAAGAATTAATTAGCAATAGACAACTATTTGAAACAAAAGTGAGAGCAACATTAGACGCTAGTTTACTACCAGAAGGGTTCATAATTAATCAATTAACATCAAACTTAGTTTACCCCGAAACATTCAAGAAAGCGATCGAAGCCAAAAACAATGCAGTACAAGGCGCGTTGATGGCTGAAAATAAAGTTAAACAAGCGGAAGCGGAGGCAAAAATTAAAGTGGCGACTGCTGAAGGTAATGCTCAAGCGATGTTA